AATTTTTGAACACGATTAAGTTTTCTAGCAGAATCATATGTGAGACCACTAATCTCAAAACCAATTCGGGGCAGTGTAACAGCAGCTGTCTTAGAAAGGTCTGCATCTTCATTCAGTCGAACAAGAAATTTCTGTCTTGGTCCATATGCAAGAGGAACCTTCATAGTTTGTTGAATTGCTCCATCATTATCCTTACGAACCAACTGAATACTATTAAAAATTGTTCCGAATGAAACAACCACATTACGAATAGTTTCGTGGTAAAAGCTTTGTCCTAACATTAATCTGCGCTCCCTGCATCACCAAATGGATTCGACTCACTGAAGTCTAGTATTGTATCATCCAGCGTATCGAATAACTCGTTTTGAGATGTTTTGTCTGTAACCATATCCCCTATTATATAGTCTTCTGCAATAAGATATTCATTACCAGTTTCAAGCAGAATACTTTCACCAACTGAAGTTGTATCATCTTGGCCAATTATATTATCACCATCATTGGTGGAACTAGCATCTGTACCATTCATAATCAATAAACCAACACCACCTTGGCCATCAAAATCCAATCGTATATTTTCATTGACAGCAGAAGATTGTTCCAAGGTAATCTGGTAAAGAGAACTTACAACCGATAGAGAATCCTCAATCGCATCAATCGCAGCAATACCCGTGTCAATAACTTCAGAGCTGTAATCATATAGGCGACATCTCAACTTATAAACAGGATTATTCTCTAACTGATGGAATGGTTCATCGTGGTCAACAAAATTTATCTGAAACAATTTGCCAAGTTTGGGGTGATAAATTGCATCCCCCTCATATGGTCTGTCAGAATCAGTTGCATCTGTTTCATTAATGATATAAAATACCTCTCCTTCTAACTTAGAAGAACTGTCTAGTGTACCAGATTCTAATAAGATAGACCCAGAAGATGTTGAATCTGTTCCTGTCTCAATCTGAATTTGTTTTGTCTTCTCTTGAAAACGAGTTTTACTAACGACAAAAGTTGCTTCACTTAGATTTTGCAAACCAAACTGATTCATCAATTCTTGTTCACCAGCATACCCCCCGCCAGAATCTTCCATGTACATTTCTATTGGGGCTTGTGTATGAAATTTCGCAAGAGAATCATCCCCCATAAAAGTGTCTTCAGCAACAGCAGTCCTATCCAGATAATATACATCATGGCCGTAAATCTGAATAGCCTCTGCAACTAAATCGCTGTATAGATTTTGTTCTGTTGCAACAGCAGTTGCACCACTTGTATGGAAATGTTTGTTGACAGCCATATTATCCTACCATATAATCCACAGGGACTTCAAACATCAATTGCATTTCTTCTTCTAATTTTTGTTGTTCGTCAAGTGCTTGGGTATAAATGGTTTCTCCCTCCATTGTGACACCACCTAACATCGCAACTCCACTGAATTTTGATAAGTTTGCTCCCCACTGTTTTTTAATTAAAGTTGTAGCATATCTTTTAAGGAATATATCATCATAAATGTCTGTATATGTTGTTGGGTCAAGTTTACGATAACACTCTACAATAATATAATCACTATCAGCAGTAAAATCATTTGCCCAATCTGCATCTATATACAAACGGTTTTGGTGTTGATTAAATCGTAGCGGAACTTCGCCAACTAGAATATGTTCCAACAAATCAAGATTGTCCATCGCCATTTGATATTGTATAACAGAAGTTGAGGAAAGGTCAAATAGGTCATTTAGACGTAACTGATAACGGATATCAAACATACTGCCGCCACCACCTGTATCTGTAAAAGGCCAAACCTGTATTACAGACACTACAGCGCTAGGTAAGGGAATATAATTATTACCTTCTAAAAAATCAGCAGTGATTGAATTATCTACTGTATCAGTGCCAGTAGTTGTTGTGTTTGCTCGAGCTCGTGTGACCTCAGCAGTAGTTATAAGATGCTTAAGATACATCTTCTCAATACCATCGTAATGATACTGAGCAAAATACTGTAATGCTTCGTCTATTCTGTCATCGGCTTGATCATCTGATATATTAATATCAATGACACCATCACCAAGTGCTCTTAGACAATAACTTTTAAATGTTGCTTTAGTTGTGGGTACAGCCATGAATATATCCTTTTTATATATTTATAATATTTCTTTTATTATAACACTAGGACCAAACTCAACACCCACTCCTGTTGTTTATTTTTCTTCTGCTATTTTTTGCAACAAAGATTTAATCTCATGCATTTCACACTTTAAATGATTAATCTCTCTCGTTGTTTCCCTTATTTCATCTCTGTGTCTTTGTGCTTCATCAGCCCTTTTCTTCGCAACCTCATATGCTTGTGTATTTGTGTTGAGTATCGCTTTAGAAGTATTATCTCTCACTAAATCTGTATGTCCTTCAACCTTTAAATACTTATTGTTCATTTTATATCCTTATGTCGCCAATGCTAAAGCCCTTAAACTCTTTATCCTTGGCGGCCTTGCTGAATTTGTTGACATCATCACAATTTTAATTTGGAACGAAATAAACTCTGATAATGCAGTACCAATACCATCATCTGTAACACCAGCAGTATATTCATATTCATTAAACTGGTCTAAGGTTAAAGATGGATTAACTGATACATCTGGGCCGCCGGAACCATCAATTGAAACAGTAGAGTCTGGATTGAAAAATTCATAAGGCAGTTCATCAAAATCAGAAGCATCATCTACACCCAAAGTTTTATACAAGAGTTTAATATCAGCTGCATTGTCTCTATTAGCGTCCAAAAGAACTCTTATAGATGTGGCAGGTGTTTCAAGAGTAATTTTTTTGGTTAAATATATTGCTGCATTATTATCACCATCTGGTTCTGTTAATGAATTATATTTTGTTGTCGGATATATATCCCCCTGTGCATCAATTTTATTAATTCTATTATGAACAGTAACAAAAGACATTCTCTCCGTATCTATAACAGGAGACAAACTATTAATCTTACTTGATAAAGTCATCGGCACCACAAGAGATTTAGAACCGCTCATCTCATTTGTTTCATTAATTCCAGATGCAATTATGTTTGTGGTATCCCAATAATGATTATCATTTAATGGAACAGATATAGCATTAGCAGCACTGGTTTGAACAAAAGATTCTTCACTTCCACTTGGGCTTGTTCCTGTGGTATTTCTAACTGTAGAAGTTAAAGTTGTTCTATTTGGCACCATCGTACCGATATTTGTAGTTGAAACATCATACTGATAATTTTCTGTAAATGTGACATCAGACCCACCAAATGTAGCAGAACCACCAGAACCATCAACAACAGGTGTCGTTGAGAGTGTTATAGTATAAGAATCGATATTGATATTTGTTATTGTAGTGTGTGTTTTATTAATTTCTGTCAACGGCACTTTATGAATCTGATATAGTTTTACCGTTGCACCGTTAGCATGAGCAGCAGCAGTAGTGCTGTTTGTTCCACGGGTTGCACCTGTTATGGCTTCGTCAGAAATTGATGTATATTCAATAATTTCATCATCAATCATTATGAGCCATTTTAATGACGTAGCTAATTGGGAATATTTTCCACTAGTATCATCAAAATTTGTTCCGCTTGTTAAAGTAATAGACGTTGCGGCCGCAGTAATAGCACCATTAAGAGTTGTCTCTGCACCAGAAACCACACTAGCAATAGTTACATTATTATCGCTGTCATACAATTGGTGATTGGGTTGATTCACTAACAGGGCAGTACTAGCGTCAGTCATTTCTAGAGGATTTTTACCAAGTGTTTTTATAACAGGTAGAGCTTTGTTCTGTAATGTTACCGAACCCGCAGCAGTGATATCAAATTCTGCACATTTAAGACTAAATTTTAAATCCTGTGTATGTGATGCATTCCAAGTACGGTTGTTAGATCCTTTAAATAATACTCCAACATGTGGTTGTTCTGAAACTTCATTTCCATCAGTATCTTGAGTGCCCAAATCAGAAATCCAAACCTTATATTCGATACTATCTGATATGAGACATAAACAATACTCAAATCCATGTTGTAAATAAACAAGCGAGGGGAATGTGAATGTTGTTGCAGTTTTAGCGTCAGTTGATGTATTAACCTCTTCTGGCAACAAAACCTTTCGTCCAAACGGAAGAATCATCGGGCCAGGATATCCATTATCAACATTTCTTAGTTCTAATATTACTGGATAACTGTCATCTTTATGACTAAAGAAAATATCACAAGAAGTTACAAAATGTCCTGTCTGATCTCCACTATTTAATTTTGATTCATCAGCAACAATAAAAGTTTGAGACAAGGGGTCGCCGCCGCCGTCATCGGCGCCGCCGCCATCGTCCTGCTGCACCATAGCTCCTATGCTTGTGCTACTTTCACTAACACCTGAAGTTCTTATTATCGCATTTCTTATTGCATGAATTGTTTCTTGTTGAGTATCTAATGTACCCACAGCAGACCATACTGTAGATGCAAATGTTGTTCTTGGAATCAACTCATTAGTGCCATCGCCTACTTGTAAGTTTTTAGAATCTGAGGTTATAATAAATTCTATATCACCAGTTTGAAAACGAGGATTTCCTTGAATTTTTGGATCAGGTATAACAAAGGTTCCGTTCAACCTTCCAATAGCATCGGTTACTAATTGACTACCAGCTACAGGGGTATCAGCGCTTGAAAATCCAGCATTAGGAGTTACATGAGCACCTACAGCTTGTTTATCAAAGAAAATATAAACCTTAGTATATGGTTTTAATCCATAAGCTGTAAAAGCAATAGTTTTCTCTCTGCAATAAGGAATTGCAGTTAAAGATA